TCCGTCACAACTGGGTTCTCCGGATCGGTATTGTCCCAAGCGGTTGGAACCTCCTCGTAGAGGTAGGCCTTAGCCTGTGCCTCATCGTCGAATTTCAGCATTAAATCGGTGTAGTGCATATCGGTTGATTGAGTGTCAGTTGTTAGGAGGTGAGGGCTTGGAGGTTGGTTGAACTTAGCGGCTCAGAGTAAATCGCTAGTCGCTTGATGTGGCCGTTCCATTGCTTTCCGCCCGTCGGCTGGTCGCCAATTTGAAGCGTGGTGCTTAAAACAGGCATGACGGCTGCGGTGTCGCTTTGAACTGCGCCTCCGTTGCCGCACGATTTAACGCTGTCGGTATCAACGCTAACGGCGACCCTAGTAACAGATGCCTCCTCGTTCAAATCGGCTTGCCGAACTCCTGAGTCATTAACCCAGAATTTATAGGCAGTAGAGGCCGAAGCGGCAGAGCTAAGGCGGAAAAATGTCAGATAGCTCGATGAGTCCCCCATACTAAATAGCCTCGGGTAATCACCTCGGCCACCCTCACCCTCTGCGACAATCGACACAGGTCCACCCGTGTAACCAATGTCAGCGGTGGCAACAGATAACGACTCACTTGCGCGAGTTGCGGTGCTGCCCTCGACTTTGATGTAACTGCTCGCCGCTCCCGTTTCCAGCTGCGCTCCCCATAGTAGGGCTCCTGAGTAGTCGTCACCGTCGAATGAGTCAGAGCCTCCACTGACTAATTTAAACAACACATTAGTGCTGGCCGAGGCAGCGGCATCTCCAGTAATTGAGCAGCGATACCACCCGTTTCCGCACCGTTCAATTGCAGCTGACCCACTGCTCACTGATGTGGAGCCATCTCCCGTCAGCGTAAACTGAACTGATGCATCCCACGTTGCTGTGTTACCAGCTTGAAGTGTGAGCTGAGTCAGTCCGGCAGCTTTTGCGTAAACACTCAGCGTGTATGTCGTGCCGCTTGTGAACGAAAACACTTTGGCAGCGTAGTGGGTTTCGCTTGCACCAGTGGCGTTCGCCGTTATGAGGTCCGCTGTCAGGTCGCCGGCTGGAGAGACCGCAGCATTTGGCTGGACAGTCGTGCGGCCTTTGGACCAATACGCATTGTCAAACTCCTCACTCCGGTTGAGGAGGTTCGTGGCAGACCCCTCAATGAGAATGCCCATAGATTGCCCATCTGTTGATGGGTCGTATTCAAAGCGAGGTTGCCCAGCAGTGGCCACTGATTTAAGTGACGGGGCATACTGCCTGTGGATGGAGGTTGTGGTGGCGTTGTAGTCAGTCGCACCCGTAGTGCTTAGGCTGGCGAATGCAACGTCGATTGAGCTGGAGCCGTCTCCAGTGTAAGAAACCAAACCAAAATCGTTCGCCACTGGAGCAGCTACATCGCTGAACCCTATACTGACGTATGTAGGCCCAGAACCCGTTGCCTTGAAAACGCACTTGTAGTAGCCATTGCCAGACTCAGTCTGGGTGGCTGACAAATTAGTCAGAGTGCTGGACGACCCGTTGGACGTGTGGGTAGCCCCACCTGACAAATCGAAAGTGGCTAATCCAGCTGACTGTGAATTGGCTGGGGTGTATAATGCTAAATTTAAGTATCGGGTTCCTGATTTTCGCTTGGCATACACCACGAAAGCCAGTTCGCCTGAAGCTGACATTGACTGGTCAACTCTGTGATAGCTTGTTGCTGTATTTTCCAGCAGCGTAAACCCGTCAGTTCCTCCAGATGGGTCAGTCTGACCGCCAGTTATTGACGTTAAACCCTGATTGGTCCAACTGGTGTTTAAGTCGCTCGACTGGAGAAGTAGGTTTTCACTGCTTAGGTGTTTCTCATTACTCCAGTAATGCACCGCCGATGGCGCAGCATAGGTTGGTGGAGTGTCGGCACGACTGAATGTAGCCCGTGGGTCAATGCGGCCACCGTTGGCAAAGTCAGCTTGGAAGACTGGCCTAGTGGCTGGGAAGTTGTCTGAATATGCCATTGGTGACCTCTCCGTTATTCAGTTGGAGTTTCGGTAGCGTCTGATTCTGGCTCAGTTGCCACCTCAGCAGCATCAGCGGCTTTCTTCGCAGCCCAGTCAGCTTTGACTGCATCAGTGAAAACTGCATTGCAGATGGCTTGGACGTTAGGCTCGGCCTGACTCCAGTCAGAGTCCGGCTGCATCACGCAACGTTCAAACGAGGCGGCGAGTTCGTTGCCGTCTTCGACAACACTAATGCGCTTACGGCATTGAACGGCGTATGGAGGGACAAATTCGATTTTGTCGCAGTATGTTTTCTTCTCAATCATAGTATTATTGGTTGTGGTCCATCCCAGTCTCCGACTGGGGTAAATTGCTTAGTCGTGTCGGTAGGTAACAGTTGCGAAGCTATTCACGCCAAAACTGGTAGCAGTCAGCCACAGTCTGTTCACGTTTGCGGCATAGCAGTTGCCTCGGTCGACGACTGAGGTGTCACTCACGGAGCCCTGTCCGGGGTATCCATTGGTTGCAAAAGGCAAGCCCTCAAGCCAACCGCTTGTTGCGCTGGTTTTGGATGGGCTTCCACCAAACGTGACCCAGCAAGTTACGAGGTTCCCGACTTTCACATATTTACCCCCCATCGAAGTAGGAGTAACCGTCCAAGTCCCGCCAGCAGTTACGGTGAAGTCGCCAAATTCATAGTCGTCCAATAACCCACCGTTTGTGGCTACAGCTCCTGAACCCGTGGTCGTAGACCCGAAATCAATGCCTACTCCTGAGCCAGCAACTAGGTTGCCCGTGGAGTTAATGGTCCAGTGGGTGACTCCATTTGTGGCGAATACCATAGCGTTCGCCGTATGGTCATACTGAATTTGGCCAGCGAAGCTGCTTGCTCCGGTTCCGTCCGCGAAGAAAATGTTGCCGGTTTTGTTGGTGGCACTTAAAACGGTTAGACCTCGATGGTCTGCCCCATCACCGACAACCAATTGGTTGCTCCAAGCAAACATGTCTGATGGCGAGGATGTCCCGATGCCGACCCTCTGGTCCGAATCGATGGTGATAGCAGTCGTGTTTACGGTTCCAATCTGGAGCTGGTCTGCGCTGTGGTTGTAGACGATTTTCCCAGCAGCACGTTGAGACGAGCTGGTTGTGCCGTCAGCAAAAAACAAGCTACCCGTGCTGCTACTGCCGCTGGCAATCGTCATTCCAGAGGAGCCATCCTCGTCCCCGACAATCAGCTTGTCAGCAACTGCTGAGTATCCAGACCCGACATTACCAACCGAGACATTGTCAGCCTCGACAGTACCAACTGATATGCCCTCACTTGATTGATAGGCCATATCGCCCAGCATGCCGTTCAGCGGAACCTCGTTGGGTGCAGTGCCAACGTCTGGGACTTCGAGGTTGCCTTTAGCGTCATCGAGTGTAGTTGCTCCAGTTCCACCCTCGGTGATTTCTTTAGTCCCATCGACCACCCGGACATAGGCGCTACCATCATAGACAGCTTGGTCGCCGACTGAGTAAACGCCAAACGCAGTTTGGATCACGTAAAAGTCACCTTGAGTCGTGGAGGTAAGATCCCCAGCACTGTTGGCCACACCAACAAAGTTCATGCCCTGAGCCAGTGAGTCTGGGATCTGGGAGGCGCTCAGTTTGTTGTCGGAATCTAGCGTTGCGATGCCGTATGTGGCAACGTCCGCTGCAAAGTCCGTGGAGATCTCGCTCTTTAACTCCGAGTAGGAGAGGCGGCGAGTACCAGCTGTCGAGCTGTCGATGATGAACTCATCTGTATCAGCTGCTGTGTTCGTATTGGGTAGATCTTTTACTCGGATGTTAGCCATGATCAGTCTTTCTGGATAATAAGGTTTGCTCCGTCACTGATTGTGTGACCAGTGCTCGAAACAATGAAAACGGTAGGCGAGACAGCAATGCGACTGGGCGTTGTCATCATCGCAAACAAGGTCATTAGTCTGGCGATCATTCGTGGTACAAGAATGCGTTGCCACTATCGATGGTCACTGACTTGGCATCGATCCTCGGACAGAACCCAGCCGGGATAGTAAGTCCACCACCCGGGAAGTCTTCCAATGCGCCATCATAGCTACTGATAACGACATCGCTGATGGCATAAATGTAATTCCACTTGCCCGTGTATGTGCCAGCGGTGGTAACGACCCGACCTTTTCCTTGAATAAAATCTCTCATAGATCCCAGACCTTTTTGACTTTGGTTTTTGAAAATCGACTGTTCCAACCCTTGTGCTCTGCGCGGTAGTAACCTCGCCGCATCTGCTCCCTCTGATCTGGGAGACTTGCTCCGGTGTGCATCCGAAAGCCCTCGGGCTCTGTGATGCGTTTCCATGTGACGCCCTCATTGACGAACTCTTGAGTGCCCATGGGCTTGTTCGCCTCGATGCGTTCCCCGGCTATGTTTTCAAACGTGTAGGTTGGCATTTAAGGTGGGGGAGGTTGCCCTCCCCCATTGTGTGATATTTACAGCTGCGCTCCTTTGAGCATCGCCAGCATTCCCTCGCGGTCGCTTGGACCCTCGGGTGCTTCCTCACCAGCTCCGAGATCAACACCGTTTGCCGTTTTGGCGTACAGTGTGACGCCTCCCTCGCCAGCTTCCTCAACAGTGCCCTCAATGGTGACGGTCACAGTGTCGCCAGCTTGTGGCATCACTTGTTCCTCACCGTCCATGATGGCTACCGCCTCAGTGGGTATCGTTATCTCGAATGGCATGATGATTATGCTCCGTAGCCGGTCTTGGAGTAGACGCGAGCGATGTGCTTAGGCTGGATGTTCTTGGCTGCGAAGAATGATTTGAAACCAACAAGGATGCGCTGGTTCAAAGGATCATTCTTGTCAGCTCCGGTCACAATGTAGACCGATGGGCTGTATGGGCTCTGGCTTCCGAGAGAGGGAACACCGTAAGCCTGAGCACCAACAACAACAGAGCCGTAAGCCTTGTCAGTTGCAGTCGAGTCGTAGGTGAACTGAGAACCAGCAGCATCAGCAATCCAAGGCTCAGTGGTTTCCACGAAACGGACACCGTGCATACGACCGATCTCACCGCGCAGACGAGCTTGTGGCTCAGCGTAGTGGTGCGCTTCTTGCCACTCGGAGTCAGACAGCAAGTCACGAGCCTGTTGGGGACCAACGATAGCAACGAACCCACCATCAATAGGAGTGGCAGCTTGAATCTTCAATGCCGTGGCGGCATCCAGCCAGTCGCTGGCATCAGCAGCGGTGATGGAAGCCCCGTAAGAAGTGGGTGAGCCGGAGTAGATGTTGTTTTCGGTTGGAATGCCGCCGTCATTGCTGAACAGCTCAGCGCGGATAACGCTGTCGAGCTTCAGAGCACTGTCACGACCAATGCGAAGAGTGGCTTGCTCGATGTTGTTGAACAATGCAGTTGCGTCAGCCAGATCAGAGATAGAGAGAATCTGACCGTATTGATTGAGAGGAGCCTCAACGTATTCGAGCTGTAGAGCCTTGGTGGTTGGCGTGGTTCCCTCGGTAAGAGAATCAACGTGACCAGCGTCTCCGGCTTCGTATCTGAAAAAGCGCATCGTCCGACCTCCAGCGCGCTCGGGCAAAGGAGCCTTCATTGCGAACTGGTCCAAAACGACAGTCTTTTCAATCGTGGCCAAAAGCTCGCGACTGAAGTATGTCTGCATTGCGTGTGAAATGTCGCCACCGGAGGCTCCGCCTCCGCCGCCATTTGTGGTGCTAATAGTAGAATCTGCCATAGTATTTCCTTACCTTGTGGCTGAGCGAGTCATGCGAAGAATCGCTTCACGCTGCTCCTCGCGGCTCATGTCGCCAAACCCTTTCGGGGCTGATCGACGAGGAACATCGCTCGTGCCTAAATTTAGTTTTCGTTTGTAGTTATCGAGCTCCTCGCGGAGCTTCTTGTTCTCGTTTGAAACTGTCTCGAGCCGCTTTGAGTTGACGTAGTATTCGGCAACCTCAACTGCATCCCGAAACCCAGACGAGTAAGTGGATAGGGCTGGCTTGTTCTTGAGCAAAAACTCGGTGGCCTTGTAGAGCTCACTCTCCGGATTGTTCAAGTCAGGCTTGTCCTTGACCAACTCACTCACGGAGTCCGACCATTCTTTTTTGAATCGATTGACCTCAACAGTCTTCTGGGCGTTCTCGCGTTTAGACCTAGCTTCCTTAGCCATTCGCATGGCTTCCTCTGCTAGTTCCGGTTCTCCCGAGTCGCGAAATCTTTCTGCCACCGCTTCGTAGACATCCGGTGATGCCTCGTCCCCTTTATTGGCGATCTCGTCGGCTAGTTTGTTCCGGTCTGATTCGAGCTGGATGCGCGAGGATTCGAGCTCCTCCTTAGCCACTCTGAGAGACTCACGTTCTTCTTGAAGTTTTTGCCATGTTTTCTTCTGGCGTTCTTCAGCTTTACGGAGTTTCTCGTATCTCGATTCAGTCTTCTCGTCAGACGTTTCTGACTGTTCAGAGTCAGTTGATTCAGCCGGTTTGGCTTCCTCCACTTGAGCCTCTTCATTTACAGCGATTGGCTCTTCCGCTGAGGGTGACTCTTGCTCTGGAGTGGCAGTGGGCGTTTCTGCCGGGGTTTCGCCCGAGATGAGACGCAGCATTGCGTCTCGGTCCATGGCTTCTGTCATATGTCTTCGCTATCATCGGAGTCCACGAGCAGTCCGTTCGAGACCAGCGTATCCAGAGCGGCAATGCCGTCCCTGAAGCCCATGGCGTATCCAACATTGTATTGAGCCTTGTCGGCTCCTCGGTCAATAGACGCAAAGCTTTGCTGAACTATCCACCGAAAAATTGTCATTTTAATTTTCTGCCCCAGTGGGCTGCTGAGGAAGCTGCTGAGGGCTTGGGCTTCCTCCTTGGTCCACTCCGGGGATTGGAGCCCCGGGTCCAGCTTGCTGAGGCGGTATGCCGCCTTGATCAGTTTGAGTAATCGCATCGGAAATTTCTTGAATCTCTATCGCCAGCTCGCGAGCAGCCTTGCCGTCTTGTTGCTGGAACTGCTCCATGTGCGCTCCAATGTGTTCTTGGATACGCTGGAGCTCGATAGGATCTGTCGGGGCATTCTGGGCACGCTTGAGTGCTAAGTAATCAAGCATGGTCCGAACGTGGGTGGCATGGTCATCACCGGGCTTCACCACAGCTGGGAAGCCGATCTTCATGACACTCAGCTCGACAGCTTGATCCTCTGCTTGGTCTGCTGCTTCAATCCCGGGATCAGTGAGCAAACGCTTAACGAGCCCAGAGTCATCAGCCTCGAGGACTGATCGCCTTAGCTCGACTTGATCGATGTTTGGATCGTTCACAAACATCTGGAAGCGAGCCACCGCCTTTTGGAAGTGAAACTGTTTGTTCACACCATCAGCCGATCCGCTAGGCACGATGTCGTAGTCCTCATGCAGCGCCTCTTGAGGAATCTTCTGCAACGTGTCGAGGTAATAAAAATTGAGGCTCGAGCGGTCGAACTGCGTCAGTAGCGACCAGCACTGCCTGTAGAGATCTCCCAAAAACAAGCGGAACGTCCGCATACGTAGATCAGCTGATTGACTGAACAGATTCCCGATTGCGCTAATTTCTGTAGCAGTCCTACGCTGGTTCTGATCGAGAGTCTGAGAGATCCCGAAGTCCGGAGTACTTACCCGTTGTTGGGCGAGTTCCCGATACAGAATCATGTGCTGATCAAACGAGATCGGCGGCTGAGGCATCGGGATTGGTTGTATGTCCTCCGGTAAAATTTGCCCGGGCTGAAAACGCAAGTTGGCTGTGTTAGGCAGCGCACGAGTCGAGCGAAACAAAGGCCTGTTGTAGAGCGACATCGTGTCATTCTTCTCGTTGAGAAGCTTGCTCAACGCTGATTCAAATACAGCAACGAGCTCAGTCACTCCCCGAGGGCTATACCATCCGGCATCCTTGTGCTCATACTGACAGCTCACAAACGGCGGCTTGCCGTGGCTGTAGGGCACTTCCATCGGTGGCCGGACTTCAAAGTTCAAGTCATGTGGACAATAGGTGTATATCGTCCATGTCTTGTCGTCGTTCTGGACGTATGTTTCCCAGATGACAATGGTGTCCTTGTCCGTATCAATGACACCCTCACGCTGCTTGGCTATCTGATGGCGATTGTGATCGCCTCGCTCTTTGGCGTTGCCTCCAGTCACGCGCTCAATGAAATCTTCATCCTGAGCGAACACTGACTTACGGCGATAACTGTCCGGCGAGTAGTGCTGAATGTGTGTGATGCGGTCAGCGGTCTCGATGTCCTTGCAGTAGCTTGGAACGACGAGATGCATCGGGTCCACGTTCTCGAAGCTCAGCTTCTGATCATCGAGGTTGTAGGTCACCTTGAGGATGCCACGCCCGGTCACGAGCATCGTGTCAATCGTCGAGATGATCTCCGTCTGTAGATTTGACCGCTGCTTCAGTTTGTAGTCCATCCACTGACTGGCAGCTGTAGTCAATGCAGCCTGTTGCTGCTTCAACGACACGAATGAGGCGACAGTATCGAGCGCAAACAGCTGCTGAACATAGTAGGGCTTGAGGTTGGTTATGATCGTGTCACTGAGAGGGAAATGGGCATCAGATGCACCGGGCCATGGCTTGTGCTTGCGTCTCAAGCCGTGGTGACGCATTTCGTAGAACTGACGCTGACGAGTTTCCCACGTGGAGCGGTCGCGCAAATCAGCGTAAGTCTTGGAGTATAGCTCCGAGTAATCCATTCAGCCCGAAATGCAATTGTTCGAGGATTTATTCAAACAGAAAAATGTCATTTATCCGCAATCGAACCCACGCCTCGAGTCCGGACTCTCCGTGTCGAGCTCCATCCCAGCGAAGATCTCTTCAATACTGGGCTTGCTGAACCGCTGCATGTAGTCGTGTTCGTGGCCCAGTGCGATGGCCATGCAGACTGCGTCAGCTCTGTCCGGGGAGGATAGCCCTCTGGATCGCATCTCCCCTTTAGTCTCAAGCTCAAGCTTCCCAGCCTTGTTGGCGCGACACCTACGGCTCGTGAGCTGAGCCATGAGCACCTCATCGTCTGGCATGATCAATTCGTTCTTCTCAATCAGACGAGCTGTCTCATACCACATCTCTGCCGCTAGGTTTGTAAACTTATCCGGGTTACGTGGACGGGCTCCAAAGTTGATGCGGTTGACCGGCCAGCCAGCGTCTCGCAACGCGTCTGCCATGGGGCGTCCCAAGCCGCCCTCATCGCAAAACACGTTCTCTGGCTTCAGTCCGGCTTTGGTGAACTCGACCACGAACCGGCCCACACTGGCCATGGTGTCCTTGTCAGTCCATGAGATGATCTTGGTGATCTTGTTGCCCTCACGGATAGCGATGACGTTCTCGTCATTGCCACCAGCGAAGTCTACGCCAGCGATCATTGGTCCGGGCTCCTTGCGAGGTGGCTCCTGTATCGCGCGTTGGTATGCGTCATACGAGATCAGCAGACTCTCATCGCTAGTCTGCATGAACTCTCCGAAGATCATTGACCGGACAAGCGGATGTTCCTCACCCCACTTCTTGACTTGCTGCTCAATCCAAATCTTAGGAATGTGCGGACAGTCGAACGAGGTGACGGTGTGCGTTTTGTAGAGCTCAGTATGCTTGGTGAAGATCTTGTAGAACTCCCCAGAGTTACCACCCGGGCTGGACATCACCAGCATTCGGTTGGGCTGACAACGCTCGATAGCCTCGAAGATGCCGTCCTTAACAGACTTGGCCTCATCGACAATGATCATGAGGTTCTCTGCGTGCCAACCCTCAAACCTACCGGGATCATCCGTTGAGAAACCCACGATGCGAGAGTTGAGTGCCGGGATCTTGAGGTCAGTCTGATTGATCTCGATACCGAAATCTTTGACCTTGGTCGCGAGCGTGCGAATGGTGGGCCACATCTGCTCACGCACCTGACGGTAGACACCGGATGTAGTTACACAGACTGAATCCGGAAACATGAGCGCGTGCCATAGCGCCGCTGGCGCTGCACACATGGCAGTCTTGCCAGATCCGTTTGCGGCTTTCAGCGCAACCCGGACGCCTGACTCGTCCAGATCACCTAAAACCTCTTTCTGCCACTTGTATAACTTTAGACCGAAAACCTCACTGGCAAATCGATCCAAGTGGACCAGCGATCGATCGAGTGCTTTCTTTTGTTTTCCGGTGATTTTCTTCGGGGCTTCATGTATCGGCATTACAGACCAACTCTCAACAACCCTCTCTCGACCTGAGCTAACACAGTGTCGATGGTGGGTGGATTAATGAACAGTGGGGTCTCGGTTATCGTTTGTTGCACGTGCTCGTCGTGGACCAGATCCGCTACCGCATCCAGTGCCTCATCGAGATAGTCATACTCCGCGATGTTTAGGCACGCCTCAGAGTTGAGGTTTTTCATGCCCAGATCGCCGTAGTAAATTGGAATTGTCCCAGCCGCTTTGGCTTCGACCACTTTCTCGGTGTGATACCCGGGATACAGCCGGTTCTCAAACGCGAGATTGTATTTAGTATCGAGCATGGTCAGCCACTTCATCTTGGAGTTGACGTAAGGCTTCCCAAACAAGTTGCCATGCCTTTCGGTCGCAAAGCCCATGGCCTCGAGCTTTTGTGGAAACACATCTCGAAACGGACCACCAGCTGTCCAGAAAGCCGTGAACGACTTTCGCCTTGGTCGCCTTACCGGGATCTGCTCAGTCAGCAGCTTGGGAGGAATTAGAAACTGAGGATAGACACGCATGGCCTCGTTGAACCAATCAACCCATGAGTAGTAGCACGGGAAATACGAATTGGTGTCTGAGTCCTCGTCGTGAGTAAAACTGAAATCCAACTTCGGGTGTGTTGGGCACGGGCTCTCGATAGTGAAGAACCACTTCGCGCAGTCATACAGCTCGTGAGACGAGCCGTTACCAAACGCTTTTGTAACTACAAGGTCTGGGTTGATGTTGTCTAACGTGACGTTTTCCCTAAGCCTAATCAGGCTCTGCCACATCACGTTGTCTCGCTGATGCCAATCGTAGTTTGTGTCTACGAATGCTACCCTCATATCCGAAAGGCTGCGAACTTTCCTAAGTCGTCGCTGAACTTCTCAACTGCCACATGAAAGCCGTGTCCCTCGAGAAACAGTTTCAGTGAATCCATGTTGTATTCCCAGTGGCGTCCTCCTATGTCCTCAAAGCGGTCTGATCGACCGTGGTGATACTCGCCTATGATGGCCCGGACCATGTGCAGACGAGCTGAGGTAAACAGCACCGGGAACTCTGAAGATTCAATATCGATCTTTAGAATATCAATGAAGCCAGTGTCTCTGATGATGTCATCCAAGCCCATGCAACGGACTTCAAGCCCTTGTCCGGTCGCCTCAAACACTCCACCGCCTCCCGTGTTGGATTGGTCGAAGTCATCATGGAAGTAGACGTTCTTAACCGGGCTATTACTCTTCCATACCGCGCAGTTGTGGGCCTCCACGTTTTCGTAGCCATCGACGTTGCTCTGGAGAATTTTAAAGTTCTCTTTCCACGCTTCGTAGGCATAAACGCGCTTGGCTCCACCGTCAGCTGCCATGGTCGTGAAGCCACCAATGTGGGCTCCCAGATCCACGACAACCTTTCCCTTGAAGTCGCGCACACGGTATGTCCGGGCCTCTCCCCAGATACCGTCATCCCACGTGCCCTCTCTAAACACTGGTAGGCTAATACCCATACGGGTGAACTCCGAAATACTGGTTGATGACATCGACGTATCCTTGAACCATTTTGTCGTAAGTGAACTTGTGTGCGTCAGTGGCAGCGACCTTTGCTTTGGCGTAAATCATCTCCGGACGTTTAGCCAGCTGAGCCATGATCTTCGCGCAGCTCTCCACGCTGGGATCACACCATAGCCCTTGCCCCTCGTAGTAGTTGGTTGCCGGGACAAGCTTGTAATCCACTAGAAATGAGTTGCTGTCCTTAGCGTATGCCTCCGGGCCAAACCAAGCTGGCAGCACACTGGGGCGACCAGCGGCCATGCACTCGAGCGGCATGAGCCCGAAGCCCTCGCCCTTACTCATCGACACGTAGCAGTCAATGGACTGATACCACCCACACAGCTCCTCTTTGGGCCACTCGCCTTGATCACAGACAATCCGCTTATCTGTCCATGCCGGGATCGGGTCTTTCGGGTAACACTTGATCCTGAGCTCTACATTCTCGTCGCCATTAGGGAACGCCCGGAGGAACGCCTCAACGACCTCGTCAAAGCCCTTTCTGGGCCAGCCATGACGGCTGATACCGCTCGTGCCAAACACAACTTTCTCACGAGCTGTAAATGGCCCGGGAGTGAACGTCTCTGTATCAATCCCAAATGGCACGCAGTGCATCGATGTCGTTACACCTTGAGCACTGAACGTCATGATATTGGGATTGCTCGGCACGATGACGGCTCGCGAGCTGTTAAGGTTACGTATCCAGCCTTGAGGGATTCGAGTGGTCTCCCACATCGTCGAGTAGATCGTGCGGCTGGGATCGTCCGGGGCTTGCTTGGGTGGATGAATAATGAGGGTAGGAGCGTCCCACTTGGGTTGCCTACTGACAAGACGCTCATACCGCTCGGGCAGACGCGACCAAGCGTCCAAGTTGTATGGGATGACGCACACATCCCAACCACGGTCAACGAGCCCATCGATGATTATCCGTGAGTGAAAATCATAGGAGCTGTTATCGGCCAGCTGACCGCGAATAATGAGTCTCATCGGCTCTGGTGTTTCAGTTCCTCTTAAATGCCTTAAAATCGAAGCCATCGTCTTCCTCTTCCTCGATCTCGGCTTCAACATTGTCCATCACCTCATCGACCAACCCGGCGATGCTGCTGGCAAACATGTCCTCAGCCTCGGTTCCATCGAGGGACATCACCTTGCGGCTGATGATCACTCCGTCATTCCCCTCTTTGATCTTCACCTCGATCTTTATCATCACTCTGCCTTACGTTAGCCGAGGGCTGAGCCTCAAGCTTGGTTTTGTCCTTTCGTTGCCATGGTGGCGTTTTACGAGCTGCTCTGCCTTGCTCACGGCGAGGCAACTTATTCCATTTGGATGCGTCACGGTCTTTCTTAGGACCGAGCATCTGACATGATGGGTTCCGACACTCAACGCGCCCCTTGAGGACCACACGAGCCGGGGAACCGCACGCTACACAATCTCTTACTGTTGGTTTCATAAATCAGTATCTCCATTGCACCTCTGCAGTTTCGTCGCTTCTCATAGCCGTCTTCATTTGCACCTCTGCAGTTTCGTCGTATTACCTCTGCAGTTTCGTCGCACTACCTCTGCAGTTTGGTCGCCCCGTCCCCTTATATTTATAGTATTATTATAGTTCATATTAATATTAGATTAGCTATATAGTAGTAGTTATATATTATTAAAAGGGATGCACTCCTTTGATTCTATAGGCTATTCCGCTAAACCCGTTCTGGGCTCTCCCCAGACACCACACGGAGTGCAATAAATTCTCTCTACACAACCTCGGGAGGCCCATACGGAGTGTCTGTCTCCGGGTTAGCCTCGATCCACCACCAAGCATTCTTCCAGTTGTCAAAGCCCTCATCGTGAGGGTGCAACACCTCATGCCTCTTGAGCCGTTGAGGGATCCCGCTGATACCGAGCCCCCAGAAGTCCTCTCCGGAGGTAGGGAGCTCGTCCAAGACGACTTTCCAGCCGAGGGCCCTAAGATTGATCGTTGTTTCCATGGTCAATGCTCACGAGCTGGGATCTCCACCAGCATGTAGTTAGGATCACTTAGTAAGATCTTGAACGGAGGCTCAGTGGCACAGCCGGTGAGGAAAAGGGCTAATAGGATTCTCATACGCGAGGTTAAAAAGGGGGTGGGGGTGTTGGATTGTTGCTGACTCAAATGGGGCTGGACCCCTCCCCACCACCCCCATCAGCTGTGTTCTGGGTACAGTTATCGCTAAGTTCCTCAGCATCAATAGGCTCAACGACCTTAGCGTCTGATAGCACATCAGTTGTCTGCTTAGAATCGAGGGCTTTTCGTTCCTCGTGGAGCTGGAGCAGTAGCTTGGACGGTCCGTGTTCATGAGCGTGAGACATAGTTCCTTCCACCCTCTTCGTCTGGGCGTATTGCTTCGGATGAACCCTCTCCAGCATAGCCAAAGCCAGCTTAGGATCTCTCTCCATCCCTTTGTGTATCACGTTGAGGTACATGGAGATGTTCACACTCTTGACCTGTTCGCACGCTTCCTCAAAGTCCTGATGTTTTTGCTTCCATTTCGAGAGCGTGCTCGGCGTCACTCCGACAAGATTGCTCGCGTCCTGTTGGCTGTATCCTCCAGCAATCAGCCGTAGGATCATCAGCACATTGTCTCGAGTGTATTTATCATTGGCCGTGACTCCTCTCTTCGTTGCGTCGATGGCTGACTGAGGACACATGCCCTCAATCATGGTCATGTATGGCCTTAAAGCCTCAATTGTCCCTTGAGCTGACGGCTTCTCCAGTTCTTTGCCTGTAGTCTTCTTGCTCATATGCCCTTTAAACGCTCCAGAATGCCTTCTAACGCATTTTTATGTTCAAACCTTATCATCTATCATCTCCATTGTTAAACACAGTTACACGCAAGATTTGATGCGTTTCTGATAAGTCCTCCTCCAGATCTCTAGCCATAGGAAGTTTGGAGAGCGGCGATTGATGACTTCGACGCAGCAGAGCCCATCGCCTTGTTCGTCCAGATCCTTGGCCACGTTGTGCATCATCCAGAGCTCTACCTCCGGGTTGTAGCCGTAGGTGAATGCTCGGTATCCAGCTCGTGAAGCCTCTTCAGCTGAGAGGATTGGTCGTTCGATTCCATTGAGGAGGACTGTGTCTTTCATCGGAGGTTGTAATCAGTGGTGGTCACATCGGTGACGATGCTTTTGTCTCTCAGCATTCGGCTGGCGATTCGTTTGTCCAGTTTCGCCATGCCCATCATCGAGAGGTTGCTTGTGATGATCGTCCATTTGCGTGCTCGCTGTCCAATGAGGTTGTGCAGTTTCTCTACAGTCCAGTCTGACTGCCGTTCTGCCAGCACATCATCGAGCACCAGATATTTCCACTTTGGCATGTCGTTGAGGACTCCGTAGCAGCTCGTATCGGTTTTGGTTTTATCCATGAACCCGGGCCAGTAGATCCATCGAGGTAGGTATTCGGCTCGTGAGCTGAAGTCTTCCCTATGACCTTGAAGCCATTTCCAAAGCCGCTTAGCGATGTGAGTCTTGCCGCATCCAGATGTGCCCAGCATGACCAACCATCGAGGGCTTTTGCCCTCTTTGATCGCTGTCGCCCATTCTGCTGCTGCCTTGACCATGCGTTCAACCTCGTCGTCAACCAGCTCAATCCCGAGCCACTTTGCCCACGTTTGCGAATTCACTGAAGTCGCCGTCATTTGCTGTTCCTGAGTTGCGATTGACCCGAACAGATCCTGAGCCGTTTTTTCCATTGTCTTGTCTATCCTCGTTCCATGGTGAGTTTTGAATCATGTGGAACCATTTGATTGGTTCCCCGTTTTTGTTTCTCCAGAGGTTGTGTCCCTCGTAGTAGTTGAAGAAAGCTTCAGCTCGTGACTCGGGGAGAGAGCGCGAAGCGCAGAAAGCTTTTATCTCATCCAAAGTAGGAGCCCCCTTTAAGCTAGTATTAGCTTTATTAGTCTTAGTAGTTAGTAGCTTAGTAGTATGGTTGACGTTTGCTTGACGATTCGTTGAGCGCTTGCTTGACGATTGCTTAACGTTTGCTTTAGCAATCGTTGACGATTCGTTAACGATTCGTTGAGCACGTGCTTTAGCACTTGCTTGCCCACCAATCCTCCCAGCCTCGCTGCGTTTCTTGGCATACTCGTCGTGATCCTTAGCTGACTTGATCAGCTCTCGGCATTGCACTTGAATCTTTTCCCCATGCCGGATCTCACACACGTTTGCCATCTCGAGATCACTTAGCAGCTCTTCAGCTCGTGAGCACGTGACACCCCATAAACGAGCTATCTGGTCAATACTGGCTTCCAGCTTCCCGGGCTCTCTCTGAGTGCTCATGGCTACCATGAGCTCAAGCCAAGCGCCTTTAGCCTCGAGCGATAGCATCCGGGTAGAGCACGCCCAGTGATCGAAGTAAAATCTGATATATTTCATCACTCTACTTTTCTTGGAGGTTTGCGCTGCTTTGGCTTTGGCAGTGGGAGCCCAGCTGGCCCCATGCCACGCTTTTCCCAGAACTTTGTGAAAGCCTTTGTCCAACCAGTTCCAAGCTCGAGGTCGTAGCTGTAGCCGTACGTGCCGGTGTAGTCCGGCTTTGGAATATCCTCATGCATCTAACTCCTTTGCTGTTTGATAGACGCATTCGTGGTAGGATGTTCTCCACGGTAGGTACTCGCAAAGTCGTTCGCTTAGCTCTAAGTAATATGGCCCCATCTCTCGCCTTTTCTTTAAAGCCACAACTGAAACTCGAGGTGACATGTCGAACTCGTGGGACATCAGCCGAATAAAAGCAGCACGAGCATCAACTATTCTATGCTGCCTCGATTTGCTTCTAATCTCCTCAACCGTCAGCATGTAATTCTCGGCCACTGTCGCCAGTATTCTGTTTATTTTTCGTCTCGGTATATGCATCTTGGATTTTGTCGTAATAGGTTTTTGTGCTGTCGTTGATGATGGTGAGGTCTGCCAGCACATTCTCGACCTCTGTTTCTGATACGTGTGTATCAATCAGGCAGTCAGTCTCTGGGCGACGAATGCGCCAGACTTCTCCACCCATCTTCCGAGCCCACTCGGCCTCGAAAGGAAATCTCAAATCGTCGATCACAATCGTGGCTTGGTAATCAGCCATGGCCTTGATCTGCCTCTCGACTACCTCCACCCAGACCAGCTGACCAAACAGCTGCTTAGCCGCCTCACCCACTGACTGGTAGACTGGCCGGATAATTTCTTTCCGGTCGTCAGCATGATTGCCGAAGATCTTTCGGACCTCAGACTTGATGGCGTCCGCGAATGAGAACCGATAACAGCTCGGCCCAATGATGTGTTGCAGCTGCTCAGCAGCCGTGGTCTTGCCTGACCGTTTCTTCCCACAAAGCGCAATAAGGTGTTTCATAAAATTAGGTAAGGGGGACGCACTCGCGCCCCCCAGCTGACGAGGTTCATCAAGCCTAAATTGAGAATCTTTCTATCATTTCTCATTAATGTCCTCGTCAGTTCGCGGATCTGCGAAATCTCCTCGGACAGCGGCGAAGTGAGTGTTGCGGTCAGTGATGATCAACCACTCACCATTGTCCTCTCGCCACGCCACCGCCCAGTGCTCAGCCCCATACCGCCGCGAATCGTCCTTGGCTTGATTCACAGCGGCACGGAGGTTGAGTTTGTTAGTGCGTTTGACCTCCCAGTGGATCGGCAGATCGGGGCAATGGATGTCTGGGCTCGGAAGACCATCCGGCGTTTTGCCGGAATATTGACTGCCGCGATACGCCGTAAATCCTTCGTCGCGTAACACGCCAGCCCATTCGCGCTCGCCCCGTTTGCCCTTGTCCCGGGAGTTGACCATGATCAAAAGGGAGGCTCGTTCCTCGCGGCTTCCTGACCAGCTTCGACTCGTTTCTGAATCTGAATGGTCAGCTGTTTTTCACCGGTCTCGGACTGGTTCACCCAGCCAGAGAAACTAATGATGTCGCCTTTCTTCAGATCCTCGAGAACCTCGACTTTGCCATTGCCATAGGCTGGCGCGTTTGGGTTCTCTGAGTTGTTTGGAAACATCCGAGCGGATGCCACTTTGAGGTATGTTGATTTTGGTTTTTGCGTAGTTTCCATCATGATGATTTCTTCAATACTTTGATTGGTTTACCGGGCTCGATGTAATCACCCTCCAGCTGCTGGCCGGTTCTCAGCTGGTGGAGAGCTTGAAGTTGTTTGAGGTCCGGCTTCATGCACCGGAGCAGATCCTCAAGCGACACAGTGTCCTTGAGTGCTTGGTAAGCTTTGACGGGATTCACCTTTGAAGCCCCGGGGCGCATGTAGACCTTGATCCCGGGAACCTCGACGCCAGAATCAACCAGCTCCTTGAGCTTGTCTTTGACTCGGTCATGCATTTTAGCCACGAAGTCTAGGTCGTCTTTAAGGGCTCCTAACTTATCCGGATCACTCCAAGCAGCATCCCAGTCCGTCATCCACACTCGATAGAGTGGATCAAGCGTTTTGGGACACCCCTCGTAGTGCGCGCAGTACTTGCATTGCACGCCTACCTTGCGTTGACCCAGAGCAATGCGATGCAACAGCTCGTCAACCTTGTTAAACACTGCGGCACGAGAAAACTCATAGGTTTTGATGAGCTTGGTGTCCCAATAGACGAAGTGAAGAACGACATCGGTAATCTCGGTCCGCTCTTTTAAAATTGCAGCGGCGTAGCCGATAAGCTGAACCCACTGGTTCTCGTTACCTTGGCCACTCTTTCCGTCAGCGACATGGAGTGTGGTTCCATCGCTTTGCCAGACACAGTCTGCATAGCCCCAGTATTCCGGCTCGTCGTTTTCAACGCGGAGCTCCCACTCGATGTCAGCGCCTTGAGCCAGTTCATCAAGAGCCTCGAGCGCCCACTGAGCGCACGCCATCTCCTCGAAATCGTAGTCCTTTGGCAGATCCTCAGATTTACCCAGCTGCTCCCAATACTTGTGAATGCGTGTCCCTCGTTCAGCTGCTGAGCTGCTCCCGGGCGTGCTCTTAAAATCCGAGCACTCCCAGAGGAATGGCCACGAGCTGCAACCGAATGGGTGATGTTTTCTCTCGTCGCTCATAGGTCAACCGCATTAACAATGCGTTTTGCTGACATAACCTTTGGTCGTGAGACGACACCTCGAGGTGCATTGGGCACTGCTGAGTTGGCGTCATCGTCAGTCTCACTGGCAATACCAAGCATAGAAGCCAGCATGTATCGACGTAGATAGGTCATCACGCTGCCAATCTTCTGGGGATTGCTCCCATCACACGGCATCGACATGGTGCTCCTGACCGTGCTTCCGTTTTTAAAGCCGAGGACCGTGGTCATGTGCACTGTGTTTTGCTCAAACCGTGGAAGCTGCAAAACCGAGAAGCCAGCCTTGTTGTATGCCTTGCCCACTCCGTCAAGAATGTCGTCCAGCGTGGCATAGGGGCCATGGTGGCTTTTGCCCCTCTTAGGCACGGGTTTTAGATCGTTTTGCACGGCACTCATCGCCGCAAAGAGCTCGCCCAAGTCTTTCAAGGAACTCTTCTCGGTATGGTTGGTAGCGGTCTCTGGTGGATTTGCTTTGTCTGTAGTTTCGTTTTGCATTCAGAATACTTGTTCTATCTCGTTTCAGTTTGTCTGCTAGTATGAGTGTTGACTGAAAACCCATCGTCTCACTCAACACATCAATGATTGCCCATCGGGCGAAAAGGCCATCCCAGTGACGGCCCGGAGCCGTGACGCGGTCTGGTTTGATTTGTAGGGTTCGACAAGCCGCTTTCATCGCCAGTTTAAACTGCTTCTCGTAAGTCAGCTCCCGAAGCCCTTGTATGATTTCTGCTCGGTTCATCGCTTCACTCCGGCTGATTGCTCGTCGCTGTATCGGCTTCCAGAGAGGACGCACCCGAAGAGTGCTCCAACCAGAATTGCCGCAAATACGTATTCCATAGTCGTTCTAGTGTTTGGCCTCGGCTTTCCCCGTACCACGCCTCATGGTCGAGCGCCTTAGCGGTTTTATCAGTTATCAATATGTTGGCCATGTGTGTTTACAATGGTTAACATGCGTTTAACATCGCATGTGTAATGTTATAGTTCAAATAGAAATAATCGATGTGATACATTTTGTTGACATTGAGTGTGAGTCGTGCATGATAGGTGTACAGTTGTAACGATTTACAGTGTTATGGGACGCGATCCACACAAGAAAATGATAGGACTCTGGGTGCATGAGGACATGAAGCACGAGCTCTCCTCACTTGCAGCCGAAGAAAACCGGACCACATCAAACTTCATCGAGACGGTGCTCTTGAAGTATTTGAACGAGCGTAAGATTAAGGGTGGGACAAATGCTGTCCAACCAGAGGTATAGTGTCCAAAGGTTTCAGCTTTGATACTCTCGCAAATCGAGCCTTTCTCGGGTGTCCCGGGTAAGGCTCTTGTATTTCCTCTGCCTCGCACCACCCCAGTAACCGGATCTCTGGCCAGCCGGTTGCCAGAACGAATTTGAGCCCGGGCTTCAGCTCTCGAGGCAGCGCGATTAACCGGTCCCCTTTCCGGCTCCATTTGACCTCGATGTCCGGAGGGACATCGGGAACCCCTCTCAGCCCGTAGACCGCTCCGTTCCCCACGTAGATGTTCATGGCCAGCTCTGCTAGGTAAGACACCATACGGTTTCGTATGGCTTGCGACAGGGGCTGTCTGTCGAGCATCGGATTGACAGCAGACCGAGCCCCGGCTTTGGGGTTTTCCAAGACCGTGAGCCACATGTGCATCTGGGTAGCTGGGCTGAACTGTATCCGCATACAAAAAGAGGGACTCGCCCCCGTAAGAGCGAGCCCCTTGATTCCAAGTGCTAGTAACGAAACCTGACACTTCTTTCATGCGAAAGTCTGGTACAGTTAGTCAAGCCAGTATTTAAACCTCGACCGGTTTGGTATAATACATCAAGCCAGTATTCTAATTTCGACCGGTTTGGCTTCAATAAGATCCGCATAATACCGGCTCGTGATCTCCGGACTGTGATGCCCGAGATACTTCTGAGCCGCAAACAAGCCGATCTGAGTGGCCACATTCGCGCCGAAATACTTCCGGAGCTCGTGCAGACTCTTGGAGCCCGTGATGCCCTCTTCTCTAATGATCTTGGCCACGACATCGGGAGCCAACCTGTACCGGTTGGTGTATGCCCCGGGGATGATGTGGGTGTCACCCCTATCAAACTCCCTTAGGTGGGCAACCTGAGCCTCTGAGAGAGGTACTAACCGCGACTTGCCGCTCTTGGGCGTGAAATCCTCGGTCTGCTGAACTCTGATCCCGTTAGACTCAACCCAGCTCCATCGAGCTGCTGCCAGCTCTCCGCGCCTTAGCCCGGCATGTAAGCTAAGGAAATACGCGAGGTAAGCAGCTGGCTGGATTGTCTTCAGCTTCTCGCATCGGCCCACAATGCGGACCATGGATTCTTTTTTGTCGGCTACCGTGTATTGAGGCATCCGCACCGGGATCGGCTTCACCTTTTTGAACTCTGCGATGCAGTCCGGCACGGTGTCGTAAGTCTGAAGCATCCGGTCAGACCAGAACTGACGAGCCGACCTGAGAATGGTGTTCGCAGTGATCGCGGCTGCTGATCGCTTAGCATTGGTGAGACCCTCGAGCCTAACGCGCTGGAACGTGATCGCAGCTGATTTGGTGAAGACATCTTCGACCAATGACCTCTCGTTCTCACCGATTGTTTTGAGGTAAAGCCGGGTCAGTTGGATGGCGCACTTGACCGTGCGCTCGCGGCAATGAATGGCGTTTAATCGAAAATGATCGAATAAATGACTAACCCGGAATTCAGAGTCTTGGGCCTTGATGCGGCTCGTGATTTTCTCGATGCCAACTTCTAGCGCAAGCTTGCGATCAGATGTGCCGGTCGAGACTACGTGAGTTGTGCCCAGATGGGTTTTCTTGGCGTAGATCTTATTTCCACGCCGGAATAGGGTAACTGAGGGTGACGGTTTCATAGGTATTGCTACAGAAACCGTGACCGAGAAAGAAGTGGTACACCCGTAGGGAGTCGAACCCCAAACCTTCTGATCCGTAGTCAGCGGTTTCTGCAATGGAAGTTATACGTACGATGCTCAATCGGTGTCAACAGATATCTCTTTTACCGCTGACGCTTTGACCTTGCCCCGGGCTT